CCTGGTAGGTTAAAGACGACTAGGAAATTGGCTAGCTCAATTACATCAGGATGCAATTGTGACGGTCTTCGGCACACGACTACTACATGCTGGTCAAGGTGCCTATGCTCATCCATATATGTTAGGCCAGCTTTACTAGGACTCTTCTTACCCAAGTAGCGCGATGCTTCCTCTAACACTACTATTCTTGGGCCGGAGTTCCTGACGTTCCTGAAAAACTGCTCCACGTCATATGATCCCACATTATACTGCGAACCATACTCATGTAGCGGATCAAGTACGCTATGTGCTGAACCTCGTATGAGCCTTTTTACAAGTGTTGTCTTTCCACTCCCTTGTAGGCCAAGTACAGCTATTCGCTTATACTTAGTCATACGGCTCAATCTCGTGTGGTGCGACTGAGGGGATCTCTGATCTCACCACGATGGGGTTCAAGTCATAACTCACTACCCCACCTTTATGCAGTAAGTTGCCGCAGTGGCTGCAGCGCAGCACTACTGCTAATGGCTTCCTCACTTGCAGCTTGGATCTTGAGTCATACATTACTAACGACCATCTGGGGTACGGGCCATCGTCATTTTCGATAGCCAGTACCTCGTTGCCGTGTGGCGTAACGTCGTTGATGAAGTCACAGTGTTGGCATACTGCTAGCACGCGACCTTTTAGTAAGTCTGCGTCTTTGATCGAATCTGCCTCTGTTACTAGGTCTTTCTTCCCCGGTAACGCACTCGCTTCTTCCTCTCCGCTTGTACGTATTCTCACTTCCTCTTCACTTATGCCGAATATCTTGGCTAGGTCGCGGACGACTATTGCGTCAGCGTCCTTCTCCTTTTCTGCTGCCGTTTTTAACACTCACATCGACTCCTGATTTGCGCAAGACTTCTTCAACGTAAGCATCATATTTGTCGCTATAGGATTCTTGTAGCTCAGTGAGCCATTTCTTCCCATGCTTCGTTAATAGATACTTGACTTTGTCGCCCGTAGCATAGTAATTCATCTCCTGCTTCAGGCTCTCAGGTAATTCATTCTGTTTTTCCATGATCTCAGCGGATCGTGGGTTAGGTTTCATTAGTAATTGAGACATTACTTATCCTCTAACACATCGTACATACCTGCGATCCATGAGTTATCCAAATCCTTCTCGAAAGGCACGTTAAAGGGAATCTCCTTTGATCCATACTCCTCGAGTGCACGCCGTAGTCTTACTCGGTAGTCAATCAGCATCACTCCATCAATATTGGGCTCAGCAAATCTGCGTAGTATATCTGCCCGGTATGGGTGAAACTCGCACTGTTGCAATATCTGTAGAGTTCGTAGGATTTCTGCGTCAGCTGATAGTGTATGCCCATCAGGACCTAATCCTTTCATCTGGCTATCGTAATAGCGACTGCTGTTAACTATTCGATTCTCACTCGGAACGGCCCCGTCGTATTCAAGCCCGTGGTAGGCTTTATTAAACTGGAAGCTATTTTCCGAAACGGCTTGTTTGTCTGGATGTATCTCAAGACCTAATATTAGCGCCCGTTTTGTCAGATCTTCAATGGTTATTCCTTCTTGGAACACGGCGATAGCATCGTCACCATTGACTCTCAATAATACTGGGCTGTTGTCAGCAACATAGTGTAGACAGATGGCGTTCGCGGCTGAGTCTATAAGGTTGGTAAAGACTGAACCTGATGGTACTCCGCCTGTAAATTCCTCCATCCTCCACGGAGTTAACAGTTGCTTGAACGTAAAATTGTTAACGATTAGCTGCTGGACCTCATCCCATTCTTCAGCACTCCCAAAGAGTACTTCGAATGCTAGAAATATTAAGTCCTGGCTAATATGTGCGTCAAATTGCGAGTAGTCGATTGATATGCACGGTACTTGCCAGTCAAGAGCATAGTTTATATTACTATGGATTAGGGCGTGCAATAGTCCTGGGTTCATGTAGGTGAAAAGTTGCCCGCGTGCTTCGTCTTCATGCGACGTCATTACCGCAAGTTCATTCTGTAGTGGTAGAGCATATTGAGCTTCAAGTAACTGGTTGGCTAAAGGTGCAGCATGCACCAACCTAACCTTACAACCACCCACTCCAGCTTCAGTGCGGTAATTAGCACTGTAAGTGGCAATTGGTTCCATAGTTAATATATCAGGGGAGCCTATGGCTCGCCAGTTCTTTATGTCGGCTTCATACCTTTCAGGGTTCTGAAGGGCGAACGTCTTTGACAAGTATTGTGCGCATACCACTTCCCGTGATTTGAAGAATGGGTAACCCGCAGATGTGGATTTCGTGCGCCACAGCATCTGCTGAAGAGCCAGGTCCTTTGGCATAGGTACTAAAGGTATATGCAACGACTTATTAATGTCTAGCGCTATTCGCTCGCACTCAAGGTACGCTAACTTCGGCATACGGTGCACACTAAGTCGCTTGTAGTTATCTATAGCCTTCTGTAAAAGGGCCGGGTCATAGAGATTGCGTGGACCCATCTTTTGCGCTTGATCATGTTCCAGTTGCTCTAAGAGTGGCGGTAGCCCCTCTCGCAACTTCGGAATGCTCATCCATCCACTGCGTTTGCCAAAGTGTGTTACTTTTGGCTGCGTAATGAATGTACTCAGTCTTCTAAAGTTCGTGGCTAACCCATCGGGTTGGTCCATAGCAACTGGGCTTACAGGACGAAGTCCTGCTTGACGTTTCCGTCGTTCTCGTCTTGCACGAGACGTCTTATTTGGTTGCGTCATAATACCAGCTTTGTCGGGCAAGAATTAACTTCTTTAGCGACTTGGCTGAAGTAGCCATAGGGTTACCTGCTTCGTAAGCGATTATGATCTCAACTTGTTGTCTATACTTATCAGCGGCATCATACAATAATGCGCTGGGTGATGTCAGTGTTAAGACATCAGCAGCCGAAACGCGTATCAGCATTTGGGCTACTTGTCGCTGCATCTCATTCAGTACAGGTGCATCGACTTCAGGAATGAGTTTCTTTGAAACTTTTCTTACCATGGTAATAGCTCCGCTACGCTTGTGAGGCCTTCGCTACGCACATAATTCCAAGTGCGACCAGCATTGCTCCGACAACTGTACCAATCACGCTGACTGGCACGAGTGGAAATGGTCCCATTATTGCTAACTTAGTTGCTGAAACGAGACTCAGAAATCCCGTAGCAAAGAAGCCAGCGCCTAGTATGAAGCAAAATGCTCTTGCATCTTCATCTGACAGTTTCTCACTTCCAAACTTATCAAGGGCAGTGTACAGGTTCGTATCCTTCTCTGCCTTGCTACTTGTTGCCCGCTTTCTAGCGGTGTTCGTGAATGCTTGGTCCCAGGTGCAATATGTGCATCTCTCGAGCCTAGCTCTCAGCTGTGCATTTTCAACGCCTAGTGCCTCTAGGTCATTTTCCAACGACGCGATATGCTTCATCTGCACCGTCACATCGAAGGTAGGTTTAGGGGTAGCATTCATATGCGTATCCTAAGAAAAACGCCACAGCGTCGTGCCTTAATCCTGAATGCGGACGGG